TTTTGTTTGTAGTGTTCTATCTCTTCCTTTATCTCTGGTATACTCAGCTTTAAATTTTGCCCTCTGCGGCCTCGTAATGCCTTTAACCTATCTACACCTATCCGAGCCTCTAAACCTTCGCTATACTCAGCGATAGACCCGTGCTTATGCTGATTGCAGTAAACGCATTGGCCGTGTACATTGTCCTCGTCAAACCTTAGCTCTGGATGACTACCGACACTATAGAAGTGTCCAGCGTCATACTTACCGGAAAAGCTACGGCCGCAACTTATACAGCCTTTAGCCTTGTCTCTTTCCCTTATGTACTTGTTAAATACTACTTGGAGCTTTTTAAGCCAAGTAGAATACGTATAAAGAGCTTCACGCATTTGCTTAGTCTCGGCCTTCCGCTTCTTAGCGTCTTGCTGCTTCTTAAACTCTAAAATGCATTTAGGGTTACCGCAGACCGGCTGCAAGGTGCTATACCTGGGCCGGAACCATTCTTTGCAGATCCTGCACTTTTTCTGTCTTACGGTCAAGCCTCAAGAAGTAAAAGCGCCTTTTGGTATTCCTGCGCGGCTTTATGCCTAATCCATCCGGGTATATACTGGTCCGAGCTGACGAGCTTATACATATTTTCAAGGCTTTTTTTTGCTATCTCGGTTCTGGCCTTTGTCTTTGCCCTTTCCCGCTGGGTCTTTAGTACCATTTGCTGCTCGGCCTCTAACTTATCGAGCCTTTCGCTTTCGTCCCTCTCTTTGATTAGATCTACGAAGGTCTGTTCTGTAAGAAATACTATGCGCGTTATGGTTCTATCATGTACGTCTAAGAGCGCTTGAACTTGCCGGACCGCGTGTAATACGGTAGCATGGTCTTTACCAAACTCACCGGCCAGGGTGCTATAGCTAATCTTAGGAACGTGCTTCTTTTTAAAATACCAGTATATCGAACGGGTCAGGACTAACTCACGCTTTCGGCATTTTGCGTATACCTCTTCTATAGTATGCTCTGTATGCAGCACACTATTAACAGCGTTTAAGATTAGTTCTACTTGGATATTTCTTCTCATCCGGCAAAGTGTAGTTCTTTTACGTTTAGCTGTAGCTGGGAGCGTATACCCTGGTCCCCGTTCCAAGCATGGGCCGAGGGGACGCCCTTTACAAATAGCTTTGTCCCTTTGGTCAGGTGCGTAAGTATTTTGCTTTCTGGACGTATCCAATAAGAACAGCGCACCCATATAGTAGCGGCCTTGCCTTGCTCATCTTTTAGCCAGGGGTGGCGGGTGGCTATGTTAAACTCTATTACGAGCTTATCCGAGTTCTTAGGGGTCTTTAGCTCGGCATCTGCGCCGAGGGTTCCGAGTGCATTAAGTTCAATCATTGTACTGCTTGTTATACTTGGGTTTGTGTTCTTTGATTAGTCTTATTTCAAGATCCGCGGCGTGTCTCTTACTCTTTAGGCGTATATAGCTAACGTGCTGACATTCGTCAAGCATCTCAGGTATACCAACATAAGGAAGCCTATACTGTAATATCCTATTTCGTGCCTTTACCGCTTTGCCTATTCTTATGGGTTTATCGTCCCAACCCCAAAAGACATATACGCCAATGTCGTGGTTTATCTGGTCCTTAGAAGGCTTATACGTTCGTTCTACTCTGGCCACGTTCATAACGTGCCAGCACTCACTCGCAGATATTTTAAGACGTACGCCGTAAAGGTCTATAGTACGCATTAGTCGAATGAGTTTAGTACTGCTTCTATAGCGCCGATCCGTTCGCGTAAACTTTGCTTATACGCCTCTACCGCCTTGGGATCTTGTTCTATGTAGTACCCTTTAGACGTTGCAACGAGATTGCGGACCAAGCCATTAAGGCGAATGTAATTTATAACCTTCCGGACCCTTGGCCCGTTCACCTTAAAATTAAACGGCTCGGCCTTCAGAGCTTTAATAATCTGTCCAGATGTTACGGCCTTGTCCTGGCCTACCTTGGTTCTTAGTCCGGCAAGCATGACCGGCAGAAGATTGTGCTGTTCCCATGCCGTTAGGGGCTGGGTCTGCTCTTCAAAGCCGATCATTTCAGTACAAAGTTTTCGGCCGCTTCTTGCAACAGCTCTACCCGTGCTTTTAGCTGCTCTATATGTTCCTCGCTGTATTCAAGGTCCCAGATGCGTACCCGCTCGTCTACTTCTATGTCATCAAATACGTGCATCTTTCTAAGCTGCTTACAATAGACGTCATATTCCGGGTTATCGTCCATGCCTTGGAACTTCCAACGCGCCGCACTTTCTAAGCCTATTAACGTATCCTCTGGGGTATTAATAAGGGTATAGACTAACCGGGCGTGCTTTAGTCCCGTAAGCCACATATAGACCATTAACTGCCAGCCGTAATCGGTAAGCATACCGCTTTTTGTATGTACGCCCTCAGCCTTCCAGAAGGTATCGAACGTCCAAGCGGTTTTAATATCCAGTACTTCCTCGTCTGTTAGAAGGTCAGGCGTACCCGTGGCCCATTTGTTGGTTAGGTTCTTGTCGTTTTTCTTGTACAGTATTTGGTTCTCTTCAACCAACTGAAGAAGGCTTATAGATTGTTCCTCGCAGCGTATGCCTTTGTCCATCTGGTCCGTGCGTACCGGCATACGGCGGCCGTACTTCTCAGCTATATACCATTCCCTTAAATAGGTCTGAGCACCTACGGGTAACTCGTTCTTTTTGGGGCTGGCCATAATCTTACCCGCCTCGCTTGCTCTTATCTTAAAGGTTTTCATGCTCCGCGCTTTTTGGTGAATGCTTCGTTAATGATAGGGTTCGATAGTTCCTGCGGGGTAATAGAGGCTTTTACAATGTCCCAAGGATTAGCCGCGATCCATTGCGCCGTTCTCTTTGCCTCTTCTTCTCTATTAACCTCGTCCTGGCTCAACACTTCGCCCTCTACTATTTCCATCTCTTTGTACTCTTCGGGGTTATAGATGTCCGCAGCTATACCTAAATCGGCCGCGCACTTCTTTAATGCATCTGTAGCCGCACCTTTTAGATCGTTGCCCAGGTCTAAGGGCGTATCGGTCCCCTTTCTAAACTTAAGATCTTGCCGGCCGTATTGCATTTTAACTATGCTCTTCTCGTTACTGCGGACCGTTAGCCGTCCTTTCACGATTACTTGCCGGGCTTCAAGGTTTACAATCTCGTCCACTATTTCAAAGTCCCAATCCCAGCCAAAGGCAAGGTTTAGGACCTTCTTTACATAGCCTCCACTTACATAGGTCCATTGGCCGCCGCCCTTCGCTGGACGTTTGCGCGTGTACCTCGGCGGGGTTCGTTTAAGAAAGAAATTGATTTGCTCAAGGTCTAAGGCTAAACTGTCTTTAACCTTTATTACCTCTTCCTTTCGGATCTGCGGGACTGCTTTTTTACTGTCCATTGGTTAGAGTTTGGTGAGCTGCAAATATAAACGGCTTTTCTAACTTTCCGCAAAAAGGGGTAAAAAGTGTTAAAACGCGGACGAAATGTTAAAATTTAACCGCTATCTAAAAACTTGTTTATATTCGCTGCAACCAAATACATTAAACCATGATTAAACAATATCTAAGCACCTGGCACATTCAGGGCTTACCCGCAGATGCTCAAGTAGAATCTGTGCAAGTGGAATACCAGTTAGACGTTATACCGGTAGACAGTAATAATTGTCCAGGTATAACTATAATGATCACCGGGACCGCTACCATAGAGCTGCAATACTTCCGGGAGGTAGTCAATGAAACGCACTACGCAGGGCGCGACATTGTAACGGAAGTCTATAAAGAGGAAAAGGTAGTGGTAGACATTTACGGCCATGAGTTAGAAGGCCAGAACGACTATCTGTATAGAGCGCAGTACGAAGCCGTTTTAGACATTAACGACTTTAGCGAAGAAGATTGTAAAGCTAACCTTTGTTTTGAGCCAAGATGATACAGACAAGCGTATTTTCAAAGATGAGCGAAGAGAACCGCGCAAAGATTGAAGCGTATAAACACGCGGACATTATACTGCCCGAACTTCGTACTAAGGTTAGGCCGCATGAGCTTACCCTACTAACGGCTCTTACGGTTTGGTATATTCTTATGCCCGGCCAGAGCTTTCACCTAATAATGTTTAACGAATTCTTCAGCAATGAATAAAAGAACCTTTTTAATCCTTGGAGCCTTTATCGTAACCTTCGGGCTGCTCGGTTCGATCTATTGGGTCCTGACAGACGAGGACAGCCTATACGTAGCGCAGTTTTTTATGGACCTTCTTTGGTTGACCATCGAAACGGCTATACTTGTAACCTTCGTGGCCTATGTGCTTATCCAAGTGCTTTACTATGTCGGATACTATAAAGACTTGGAAGAATGATAAGCGCAATAAGACACGATTTACGCACGGAGATTAGCCACGGGCTGAGCGAGCGCACGAACAAAGAGCTGGACCACTTAATAGAGCAGATCAACGCCGCCGGGTTCCAGGAATGGGAACGCCTGGCCCTGGTTCAACATATAGAATGGGTCAAATTGCTAAAAGAGCAGGACTCTTAGTATATTTGCAATGTGTCTACCCTCTCACTTTAGTGGACATAAGAGAGTAATTGAACCCTATCTGGGAAGGTGCGAAGTGAGAGGCGCGCTGACCTGGGTAGGGTTTTTTAATGCTAAAAAATAAAGGCATGATCTCATTTAACATTTACACGATTGAAGAGGAAAGCCATTGCGTAGAGCTTCGGGTTGACGAATTGGGAAAAATGTGGCTAACCGTATTAGAGGACAAGGAACCTTGTCCCGTTGCAATATATCGGCTTAAGCCAAATATTCATGAGTTTACGGATATGATTCGGCGAATTGAAGACATTTACGCTGAATGCGAATACCTACAGCCGAAGCACGCTATAGACCCTAACGAATGAGCGGCTGGATAAAGCTGCATAGAAGTTTAAAGGATTGGGAATGGTGGGACGATCATAACGCTACCCGCTTGCTTATCTATCTGCTTGTCTCTGTAAACTACGAGCAAAAGAAGTGGAAGGGCATAACCATAGAGCCAGGCAGCTTAATAACCTCTTACGATAAATTGGCCCATGCCTGCGGAATGACAAGCAAGCAAGTACGAGGGGCGATGCAAAAACTTGAAAACTCCGGAGAAACGGCACGCAAAAGGGCACGCGATGGGCAGCTTGTAACCCTTGTAAAATGGGAGAAAATGCAGTTAAGAGACGACAAGGAGGGCAGTTACTTGGGCACTTCCGGGGCAGTTTCAGGGCAGGACGAGGGCACAAAGAGGGCAACAACTAAAGAAATAAAGAAAGAAAAGAAAGGAAGAAAGGAAGAAGATTTAAAGCCTAACGGCTTATCTGTATCGGACGCCTTCGATAGCTATATAAAGACATGGACCCAGGCTACCGGAAGAACCATAAAGAGCAAGCGCAGCGAAGTAGCAAAGACCGCTATAAAGCACTTTAACGCCCGGATAAGAGAGGGCTACACCTTGGAAGAGATAACGACCGCGATAAATAACGCTGCATCAGATCCGCACCATTCAGAGAGCGGGTATAAATGGCTTACTTTAGATTTCATCCTAAGACCTCAGCAGCTGGAAAGGTGGCGGGAGGACGATAGAGAGCAACGAAAAGAGGCGGACATGATAAGCCAAGTAGCAGCCATAGCCGAACGCATAGAACGAGAAAGACAAGCGCAGCCATGACAGACGAATACAAGGCTTATTTAAGCGGCTTAGACCGGCGCCAGCTAAGAACTGAAGAAAGTAACTTGCGGTCCTTAGTCAGTCTGCCTATAAACTCAGAGGCTAAAGCAGTAGCAGCGGCCAAGCTAAAGACTATACAACACCTAAACACCAAAGAGAGATGCAGAAAGTAATAGACTATTTGAAATTGCAGCAAACGCTAATCTTTATCGAAATTCAAGGCTTGAAAAATGAAACCCATGAAGTTCTGGCAGGTAGATGTCGTAATCTGGAAGAATTAAGAAAAGAAATGCCCGAAGCTATTAAGGTATTAGAAAACCATACAGACAAATGAACGAACGAATACAAGGCAAAAGCGTAAGCGAGCTTACCGAGTTTTTTAGCGCAGTATGCAGAAAGAACGACATAACCCTGCCTAACCTGGATATAGTAGCCGAGATAATTGTAGACCTAAAGCAGTTCCATGGCTCGGTTAGTTATGCAGACCTTCAGTACGCTTTCCGTAACTGGTCCAACGGAATGTTTAAACAGCTTCGCAGACCCCGGAACCTAAACGCGCACTTTATAGGCGAGGTATTAAGAGAGTTCCAGGAGTTCAAAGGATCGGGCGTTAAACTTGAGAAGGACAAACCAAAGGCAGTAAAGAAAGAATTTACAAGGGAAGAGAAGCACACCGAGGCAGTACAAGCCTTAGCCAATGGGTTAAACGTCTTCCGTAGCTCCATACAAGGGAATAAGCAAAGCAGCATTATAGCCCGTAAACTCTGGTCCGCCTGGGTAACGGCAAGGGACTACGGCATAAGCCTACCGACCGAACCTACCGACTACTGGGTACAGAAAGTAAGCGCTAAGGACATGGCGAACATGAACCCCGGCGCCTGGGAAGAAGTAATAAAGGCCAGGAATACAAGGGGCGAGGTAAAAGAGGACCCGGAGGTAATAAACAAGGCCGCTATTATGTGCGCCTACTATGACCAAATCGGCAACCTTCCTACCCTGAGTTTATACGAACGCCGAAATTAGTAGCTTAGTTCTGTGAACTTTAGGGAACATAGAAGACTCCAAATGTACCTAACAGCGTGTAGAGCTTGGCGGGCCTTCAAGATGACCCCTAAAGAATTTCTAACTTATCCTATATCTCATATAATGCTATACGAGGACTTCAAACAAGAAGTACACACGGCACTATTCAAGGGGCCTGGCAAAACGGATGATAGGTTAGCGGACCTGGACCAACACGATCTAAGCGTAAACCAAATACGGAGGCTTGAGATTATAGCCCAGCTCTTTGAGGGCGGGTACTATCTGAAGGGCTGTAAACGTCTTAGAGTGATATGAAATACCAACTGATCACACCCTATTGGGAAGCTCCAGAGCCAAGAAGAAACGAAGAGCTTAGATACTGCGAACGCCTAAACCGGGAGCGGTTCGATACGGTAATAATGCCCAAGGGCCGACCGACCTATAAAGACCTCTTTACCCTTTGCTCTGAGGACGCTATTAACATAGTAGCCAATTCAGATATATACTTTGATGATTCTATAAAGCTCTGCGATAAAATGCAGCCTAACGACTGCTACGCCTTAACCAGATACGACAGGGGCAAACTATGGGGCCGGCCTTGGTGGTCGCAAGACGTTTGGATATTTAAGGGAGCGGTAAAGGACAGACTACTAAAACAGCCGATAGACTTCCGCCTGGGCGTTGCTGGATGCGATAACCGGATAGCGTACGAGATTTGGGAGGCCGGGTACGCGATAACAAACCCTTGCCTATCGATTAAGACCTACCATAAACACGAATCCAAGTTCAGAACGTACGACCGGGAAAAGGAAAAGATAGCCGGACCGTACAAACTTTTAAGACCAATACAGCTATGAGAGTACTACACTTAGGCCTGGGAGGCCCCGAAATCGACAAAGCCCTGAGAGGGTTAGGACATGATGTACACCGGATAAACTGGCGAGAGATACCGAGCGCCCAACTGATCTACCTTACTAAAATGGTCCTAAAGGAAGCCCAGAGCTTTTTACCCGATGTTGTCTTCATGCAGATACAAACGCCCGGAATAGTAGAAGCCCGGTTAGTAGAGAGCCTTAGAGAAATGGGCTGCGTAGTAATCAACTGGACCGGGGACGTAAGGGAGAATATAGACTGGTATCTGGAACTGGGGGACGCCTTTAACGTAACGCTGTTTACCAATGGGACCGATATAGACAAGTTCAAAGAGAAAGGACTACAAGCGGACTACTTGCAAATAGGGTATGATCCTGATGTATACTACTTGGACGGAAGAGAGCGAAGGACCGAGGGCGTAGTATTCTTAGGCAACAATTACAGAAACAGATTCCCAGAGAGTGCAAGGCGCGAAGAGGTAGTATTTAAGTACATGGACAAGGGCTTAAGAGTGTTCGGGGGTAACTGGCCAAAGAACAAGAACGGACGAACTACACCCAAGACCGAGCGCATTATTTACAATACAAACCGCTGGGCCTTGAACCTGGACCACTTCGACCGGCCGTTATTCTATTCTGATAGGGTAATAAGGGCGCAGGCTTGCGGGGCTATTATTTGCCAAATGGGAGAAACCGACATAACAGCGGAACACCCTTTGAGCTTCATAGGCTACCCAGGCCACTGGACTGAGGAAATGCCGAACCCTAAACAAGTAGCAGACTATACCTACGAGTACCATAGATGGGCGGCGCGTATACCGAGGCTTTTAGAGATAGTAGAGGACTACGCCTAATTTTGTGTAATAGTTACAATCTATTATGGCGGGACATAGCACAAAGGCGAAAGGGGTAGATAGGCGGAAGAACCCTTATAGGAACTTCTTTAGGGAGAACGTAACAGACGAACAGCTGCGGGCTATCTGGCTTAAGGTATTAGAGGCTGCTGAAGAAGGCGATATAAAAGCACAAAAAGAAGTATTCGACCGTCTGTTTGGACGGCCAGACGTTAAGGTGCAGGCAGACGTACAGCAATTAGAAAAGATAGTACCGCCGTGGATGCTGGATAATGAAGGTAAATCCTAACCTTAAGTTTTTACGCGACAACTACCTAACCAAGCGTATACTGGTCTTACAAGGGGGTACGCGATCGGGTAAGACGTTTAGCGCTATACAGTTTCTTATAGAGCTTTGTTATAAGTACCCTAACGCGGGAATGGTCATAACAATAGCCAGGGCAACCTATCCGGCTATACGTGGGTCTGTACTCAGGGACTTCATAGACATACTAAACAGCTTTGACGCCTACCGGGTAGAGAACCACAATAAGACCGAGAGTACGTATCTACTGGAAGGGAACTTAATAGAGTTTATTTCATTAGACCAGCCGCAGAAGGTCCGAGGGCGTAAAAGGGATCTGCTGTTTATTAACGAGTGCAACGAGATAACATTAGAGGGCTGGAACCAAATGCTGTTTAGGACCACGGCCTGCGCGGTTATAGACTTTAACCCGTCCGATCCTATGCACTGGATTTATGACGAGGTACAAACCCGCAAGGACTGCGAGACCCTAATAACTACCTATAAGGATAACCCGCACTTGTCAGATGTGGTAATAGCCGAAATAGAAAGATTCAAGGACGTAGACCCCGACTACTGGAAGGTATACGGCGAGGGCAAAAGGTCAGCAGGAAGAAAGGGACAGATATACACTACCTGGCAGAAGGTACAAGAAATAGACTGGGCCGAATGTAGCTCCATTACCTACGGCGTAGACTTTGGGTTTACTAATGACCCGACTTGTGTAGTAAAGCTGGGCCGTAAGAACGACCGCCGATACGTGGAAGAGATAGTATACGAGAAGGGCCTAACCTTGGACCTATTAGCCGACCGGATGCGAAAGGCGGGAATAGACGGAGGGGACACCCTTATATGCGATTCAGCCGAGCCGAGAAGTATTACCGAGCTTAAGCGCTACGGGTTTAAAGCCATAGGCGTAAAGAAGTCTAAAGACTACAAGCGCCATGCGATTTTAGACCTTAAGAGGTTAAGTATCTTTGTAACTGCGAATAGTAGAAACATCTGGGAAGAGGTAACATGGTACGCTTGGGAAATGGACAAAGACGGCAAGCCGAGAAGTCCAGAGCGGCCTATAGATGCCTTCGACCATTCGATGGACGCGATACTATACGCAAACAGCGTTAAACCCAGGGAAGTATATATATGACCTTTTTAGAACGGCTCCAAAAAGCTATCGGCTTTGCACCGGCGCGCACCCTCCAACAGATAGAAGAGGCCGAGCGCATTACAAATAAATACTTCGCCGCACTTTCCTACCTGGGCAGGGGGCCAATTTGGAACGATGACAATGTACAGAACTACGTAGAACAAGGGTATGCAAGAAACCCCGATGTATTCGCCGTAGTTAGTGCGATAGCCCAAAAAACCGCCGCGCTGGATGTTAAGTTAATCGAGAACGTAAACGGCGAAAAAGTAGAATTAGAACACCCGGCTTTAGACCTGATATACGAACCCAACGAAGAACAAAGCAAGTTCGATTTTATAGAGCAGCTGGCCGGCTATCTTTTAATTACTGGTAACGCTTACGACTACTGCACTTCTCCGGCCGATGGACCTAACGCGGGGCGGCCTATAAATATGTACGTTCTGCCTTCTCAGTTCATGGACGTAGTAGGCGGCGATATGGGCACACCCGTAGCCGGTTATACTATGTCTCTTTGGGGCAATGTAGAGGGCGCCGAGTTCACTACTGACGAAATCATACATTTTAAGAACGCCCAATACATCTACGGCGATGGGCAAGAGCGTTACGGTATGAGTCCGATCCGTTCGGCTTGGCGTTCTATTGAGACAGGTAACAGCGGTTACGAGGCCAATAAAAAGGGCTTAGAGAACTTAGGACCTCCGGGCGTACTGTATGATAAGGGTATAGGGGACCTGAGCGCGGATACTTTAACCGAGGTACAGCAGCGCAATTTAGAAGCCAAGTTCCGCAAGATGAGCGGCACAAAGAACAGCGGGACCATAGCCGTAACTTCGGGTAACTTGGGTTACATAAACTTCGGTCTGTCAGCCGTGGACCTGGCTATAATGGACACCCTTAAGATGACGTTAGTAGATGTCTGCAACGTTTACCATGTGCCGAGCCAGCTATTTAATAGCGAGATAGGCAAGACGTACAGCAACCTAAAGGAAGCGCGTAAGCAGATGTATACAGACGCCGTGCTGCCTATGGCCGACCGGATATACGGCAAACTGTCCCGTAAACTATTGCCTAAGTACCCAGACCTTAAAGGGCGGGACGTCTATTTTAAAGTAGACCAAAGCAATATAAACGAGCTTCAGCCGGATATGCAGGAACTG